ATGAATCACCACGTTCGCCATTTGGTACGGCTCAGGGCTTGTCACACCACCTGTTAAAGTAGGTAACAAAATACCTGCGTCGCCCTCAAAAGCAATACTAATGGCTTCGCGCGCAAGATACGCGGCGGTGATGTTTAATGTTTGATTGTTTGTATAAACAACCGACCCCCGTAGTCGGTTAATCGTTCCCTGTGGGACAAGAGGATTAGGCATGATGACTCTCCTTTAAAGAATTAATAAGTGCTTTTGCTTGTTTTTTAGATTGCAAATACTTTAAACGACTCTCGCGCATTTTGGCTTTTGTTTCTGCCGAATGCGTTTTTCCGTAAAAAGGATTCCCCTCTTGTGTAAATTTTTCTGTTAAAACAGGTCTTTTTTTGCCTGTCATTGATTTACTAATTTTCTTCTTATGTTCTTCTGACCGTTTAACGCCTTTATGTAAAGCAATTAATTTTTGCATATGTTTTTCATTATGACCCCCATCACCGCCTATAGTCATATTGTAGCCGTTAGGCGTCAATGTTTTTTCTTGCGCAATTAAATTAATTTCTAACAACTTTAAATTTTCTAACGATTTTGCCGATGCAAGTTCTTCAATAGTAAAATTATCAACCCCATATTTATTTATTGCTGAATACAAAGCGGTGTTTCTTACTTTGGAATTTACTAAATGTCTTAACCACCTTTTTTCCAAAGAAAGGGTGGTTAAGCCTATATAGCGCTTGCCTGTAACTAAATTGGTAATTTGATAACAAATCATTATTATGCTTGAATGAAGTCGGTTACATTGACATTAAAGATAATTTCAATGAAACCACGATTAGGTGTGTAGGTTACTGACAGACCCGCATACTTACCGATAGGGTAGTCACTTGGGTTATCTTTAACATACGTCACAAACGGTACGGCTTGAACAGTTGCGGGCGCTAAAACCAAACCGTAACTAATGCCTGAGTTCATAGTACCTTGTGCTACAGTTTGTAGTCGATTGATACCATCTTGGTTATAGTACAAAGGATTTATAGGATTATTAGAACCATTAATAATAGCGTTAGACAAATCAAGATTAATGTTAATTTGAACCCAATCAACACTATACCAATATGTATAATCTCTACCATCAGCCGTTGTTCCCCACAAAACGATTGTATTTGAAATGCCACCTTCTGCACCCGTACCAATGTAGTTTACATCATTAGTTTTTAAAGTTTGTTGCTTTGCTTTAGTTAAAACTGGTGCTGTTACTCCCACGACATAACTAAATGCCATTGGGGTTACTTTGTTGGTATTGCTTGGGTTGTAATTCATTGCCACCCAAAACATTGAACAGATAGCAAACTCTGTTGCAGGTGTTACTGTTGGGTCGTAATACATTAAAATGACTGACTTAATACCTGACCAAATTGAATATTGCGTATTTGTTACTGATACCCAAAAATACACAAGCCCTGTAGTAGAAGAATGATTTCTTGCTAAAGTAACTGCTGTTGTTTCTGTTGCCCAAGTATAAGGTAAAACATAGCCATAAAATTGAATTGCAGGGTCGTTAATGTATGTGCTTAGTGCCACAACACCTTCAGCAGGTGTTCCATCTCCTAGTTCAAGAACGTATACAGCATTTTGTGACCCTTGAGCAAAGTAAGTTGTTACCATTGCAATTAATTCTTGCGTATCTTCTTCTGTGTATACGCCAAAAACTGTTGCTACACCAAAGTTAGCGACTGTGTACTGGAATGTATTTGTACCTGTTGAGGTAATTAACCAAGTGCCGTTGTAACCAGTAGGAGTCATTCCTGAAACAATTCCTAAAATAGAATCTCCAATAATGATGCCATGAGGTGCATTTAACGTAACAGTTGCTTTACCTGCTGACCATACCAAATTGGTAATTGCAATTGCATTTCCCAATATCGCAGTTAAATCCGATGCTTGATACAAAAGGGCTGACGTGCCTGTTGGCAAGTTTGTTGCGCCTTGAGAAATCAACGCGCCTGTGCGTTGCAACTGATTTGGGGTAGGCGCTATATTTTGTGTAACATTGACCGTTACGATATTGATTGACATAACAATCTCCTAATTAGCAAAATGATACAGCGACAGTTCCGCCTGTTGGTGGCACTACTAAAATACCAGTTTTGCAAGGGAAGTTAATAGCATAACTACCCAACGCGACGGGGATTGAAAAAATTTGTTTTGTCGCATCAACAGTTAAAGATACTTGGTCATAAACTGCACCAACAGCGCTACCTGCAACAACAACAGAAACACGCATTGCTCTACCACCTGATGCTTTAACTAAAGTTTTAGTCGTAATATTTAAAATAGTATTTGATGCCTCTGCTACAATGACTGCGCCTAATGTAGAAGGGAGTATTGGTGTTCCGATTGCCATAATTTATTCTCCTAAGTTGGTAAATCCGTTGGTGTTGCCGTAATAAATGCTTTTAAAATTAATTGCCTAGAAATATCTTGCACCCTGCTTTGGTAGTAGTTTACCTCAAAAACGGCTTCTTTTTTCTTCGCTATGACATTATATTCAGGTTGCGTTAACTTTTGGTCTTGAATAATTGGCATATTCATTAAACCCATTATTTCGGTATCTAATGTATATTGAAACACATAGTTCATAAAGTCAATAGCCTGATTGTTATTTAGCCCAAACATACTTATTCGCACCGTGTCTTTGGTCAATTGATAACTACTAGATATTGAATTAATAAAAGTGGTTTGTGCTAACGCTACTGTTTGTGCGGGGTCTACATGAGCCACAATAAAGGGTGGTCTTAGATTTTGAGGCACTAAAAAACTAGGGTAAACAGCAATAGGTTGCTCTAAGGCTAACCAAATAGGCAAACTATTAGAAACAGTTTGTGTTGCCAAATCAAAATCGGCTAACGAGTCTATTATCTGCGTACTCATTTGGGCATATAGCGTATCGCCCATGTAATGCCATACACCCGACTGTTGATAGAAAGGCATACGTTCGCTAAAACCAAACCGCAAAACACCGCCTTCTTCCGACGGGTACGAACAAATATACATTTGCTGAGGGTTTGTTATGGTGAAAGATTGTATGAATTGTAAAGAAGTAAAAATGGCTTTAATGTAAGCAACCGTTCTATCTTCTAATTGATGTAGTTGAGAGGTCAAATGCAAAGAGCCTTGCACATCAATACTTAACGGAATGTCAGCAATTTTATATGCGCCTTGATTATAAGGGTCAGTATTGTAATCGTCCGTATTGTAAGTACCTGCTAAACTATTTAATAACGTGGCGTTAACCCAGTACACCGTACCGTCGGTAGGGCTTACTTTTCGCACATACAAATCAAAAGTTAATGTTTGTGTACCCGATATGGTATTAACGCCCGCTTCCATCGCAGAACCTAACGAAGTTTTTCCTAACGTAGATTCGGCGATGCTAGTCATGTAATATCATCCTGCTCTAAAGTCACTTTAATGTTATTGCGCAAAGTGCTTGTATCTTTAAAAGATGGGCGTCTGACATACGAATACCGATTAGACACGCGAGAGAATCCGTGTAGCGCATCGAAAGTAGGTACGCCACTAGCCATTCCCGCCAACCATTCGTTGTCGATATATTCTTTAAAAAGATTTTCTATGGTTTTTAATCCTTGAGCATACGGGTCAGATTTTTTTTTACTAAATAGACTTTTAAAAGTAAAAACATTTTCGGTAGCCTGTGCTAAAGAATCGGCTAAGGCTTCGGTAATGTCACCTTTGTACATAGTTGAAAAATTAGAAAATAAACCGTATTTAGATTCTAAAATATTTGCCAAATCGGTAGTGTACAACTTACTGTAAGGCTCTTTTGTGTGGTGAACGCCAATTTCTATGTGCATTATGTCAGCCCCCAATTTGTACCGATACTTTGCATGATACTTAATGCAGTTCTACCAAAAGGGTCTTTTAACCGTTGCAAATCTACTAAAGATAAATTTTTAAGGCTATCAGGCACGGCAATCATTTCGCCAGTATTTTGGTCGTGCGCTTCTTCAATGACACCCGCAACGAAATTGTTAATGCCGTAACTTGACCGCGCTGTTGCAAAGAAACGATTAGCGGGTGGTTCGGCATTAATATTATCTTGCGCCCAATTAATTAAAACCGACGCACCCCAATTGTAAGTACACAAAACTGCCATCTTAGGTGACATAATCGTGAGATAATTTAAAGGTATCCACTCTAAAGCAGTTTCGTATGATATAGGAAACTGTATGCTATCGTCGGGTAAAACAGTAACGGGTATGCCCACAACTTCTCTACAAAATTGTATGTATCCTGCGAGTGTTGGTATTGTGGGCAATACGCTCATGCTTTTCTTCTACTTCTTGGTTTAGGTTCAATGCCTTCTTTTTGAACAGTAATTATTTGCTCAAACTTATCTTCATTATCTGCGAAATTGCGTTTTTCTTCAACAACTTCTACTTCCAAATTGGCTTTTTGACGTAGTCCGCCTTCTTGCGCTACTCGGTTAAGTTGAGCATCTGAAACAACGGCTTGAATCTTCCGCGCTTCTAAAGCACGGTCAATCATATCTTGTTCGTTTTGGCTTAAACCTGCTTCAATAGCATTAATACTGATAGGCTTGTCAAAGCGATAGCATAAACCGCTAAAACCTTTATTAATCTTTGAAACTTCGGTGAATCCGTATCGTTCATGTTGTCCAATAATATAGTTTAAAACATCAGGCGTACTTTCTATCTCTACTTGACTGCCTGCGCGGATAGGTCTAGCAAATCTTTTTGGGTTCTCAGGAACTGAGTATTCAAAAAAAGCCTCTTGTTTAGTGCAATTGGCGATATACAATTTAGTCATCATTACTCCCTTTAGGGGCGGGTGACAAAGGTGAAGTTCCAATTTAATGGCAGAGCCACCCATTGAAAAACATTTACCCATCTTCACTTGGGTATTTAAATCATAGCATAAAAAAAGCCCACCGAAGCGGGCTTTTTATTTTACGACCTTTAGTGCGATACAGCAGACAAAATTGTTAACGCTTCAGGTCTGAGTGTCCAACCTGAAGTAGAACGCATTGTATACAGAGTAGTAATTCCGCCGTCAGCGATTGGCGTTGGAATTTCAGTAGGCGCGGCGACGTCTGTTAACATCACAGAAGTTGCCGTTTGGTTTGGTGTTAAAGTAGCAAAAATGTTGGTATTGAGCGTGTTATTTACATTCATTACTTTCAATTCAGGCGCAATTAAAATAATTGCATCTGAGCCACCTGCGCCCGCGCCGATAAGTGTATCGTCCACAGCGAAAGATACATCGTCGCCGCCTGCCCACTCAGCAACAGTTTCAACAACACCCGCCGCAGTCTGTACACCTGCGCCGATTCTTTGGAATTGTGTTAACTGAACAACGCCTGAATAAGTAATTTGAGTAATAAACTGTTGCGGTGCTAAGAACACGAAACGTAATGGCGTACCTACTTGATAAGTACGTTGCTTTAACTG